ATGAGTGTGGTTGCCAAAAGTTCCCCCAGAATGAGTAGCCGTCACGCATGTTCTTCACAGTCGGTTGCTTCAACCCTATCCACCCCTCAGCCTGGTAGCGGTTCTCCACGCCCACTGGGTCAAGTGTGCGCACATAGTCTGAGCGAGCCCACCAGAAGTTTCCGGCAAAGAAGAAGTCATGATCTACATGCTCTGGCTCCCAAGACTTCAGCCAGTAAGGTCCGGCGGCCTCCACAACCTGCAACGCGGTCACGCACTCCTGCCAGCGTGTCACAGTGTCATGAGTCATGGACACCCTCCACTGTCTTGCCAGTTCGCTCCTGGAGAAAGCTCCTTTAGTGTGAGCGTAGAAGATAGCGCCATCATCCTGATGTGCAAACTCATGGACCTTCTGCAAGGTCACTTGCTCCCACCCTGTTGCGCACTCCGCAACACACACACCAGGGAGCTCCCTCTTCACCTTCTCCCGGTTCTCCGGTGAACCCACAACCCCTAGGAATAGATCGTCAAGGTTATCAATCAAACCTGATATGACTAGCTCTTCAATGTGCTCTGTGGCAGGTGTGAGCCAATCCCCATCAGCAAAGACATGATAGAAGTGAGTCAGGCGCACTTGTCACCCCAAAGCCCTGTCAAAGTTCACCCAGGAGTGAATCACATTCAGGAAGTCGCGGATGGTCAGGTCTTTCATCTTCTCAAAATCCTCCTCTTCAAAGGCGAGCTCTGCTGCATCAAACAGCAGCAGGATGTCTGAACCATCCTCCCGAAGCTGTGCGGCCTTCAACTCCATCAGCAAAGCAATAGGCAGGCTAAAGAAGTTCTTAGCTACAGCCCTGAACTTGTCGGTCACAACCTCAACCGGTGGCAGGTCCGAAGAATAGAGGGACTTGATCACCCTCAGAAAGTCTTGCTCCTCGCTCATAGCAGGTCAATCTTTCCCCTGAAAGGTTCACCCTTGACAAGCTCAAAGCAGGTCACAGCAGTTGTGGAGTCCCCACCGCCCCCATTCATCCTGGTAAACCAATCAGATCCGTTATCCATGGTGCTCGCCTGAACCCACCAGCGTTCCCGGCCCTGAGTCCCAGAGAACTGTTCTACCCGGTGATGGTGGAAGTGACCAGTGACCATGAGTGTTGCAGCTGCAAGATAGGTGTCATTGAAGACTGCTTTAGTCCAGAAGCTTTGGAAGGCATCCGGTCTCTGCACCTGGTGTCCATGGATCGCACCCAGAATGTGTGAGCCGTCACCAAACACATCAAAGGCGAAACCCTCATCATGATGTTGTGGGACCAGCCAGCGCTCCACAGGCAAACCCACCTCAGTAGCGAGCCTCCTGACCTGCTGAAGAATCACAATGCCCCAGTCATCCACGCCCGGCCTGCCCACATGTTGCTTCTGTACCCGGTACTGGCAGTGATTAGATGCCACAGAACCGTAAGTGACCGGTGCATACTTGCTTGCAATCTTGATTAAATCCCAAATCAGCGCTGCTGCTACATCAGTCTGTTGCATAGGTGACAGCGTTGACATGATTGCTTGCTCCATGTCGGCTTTGTTACTGATGCCTTCCACAATGTCCCCCATGTCCAAGATGACAATGTGGTCATAGTTTCCGGCTTTCAGCTTCTCCTCAATGCGAGCATAGGAAGCTTGGATTCTCTGGATTGACTCCAGGTGTCCGCCTCGGCTGCCAAACTTGCCAATCTGGAAGTCAGCAGGACAGATCACATAGGTCCGCTGGTTCTTAGACTTCTTGACAGGTTTAGGGGTTGTCTTCTTGGCCTGTGCGTACAGAGTAGGTAGGTCGAAGTCTGTGACCTTACGCCGGAAGTGGAACCGGTACGCCGTCAACCACTGCCCATCCCAGCGTTGCCACTGAGAAGTGCGTGGAGTGCCGACAATCTCATACTCATCCGGGGAGTAACCGCGCTCCTCCAGGAACTCATCAAAGTTAGGTGCCTCCGGCAGGCCTTCAGTGGTCGCTGTTCCCTCATTGCCGTCAAACTCCAGGCCGGCTCTAAAGTCCTTTGGCGATTGGATTTTGCGTGCTGGTTCTAGATCCTCAAGCATGCGGCCACCCTACCGGACAAGAACACTTGCCCACCCGGTGTTTCCGTATAGGGGTCTCGCTAAGAGAAAGACCGCGTGCCTTCAAAGCTCGCTCCAAACCCTTATTCGACCAAGCATCCAAATCTTGGATTGCTTTGAGAAAGATTCCCTTGTCGTTCGGTTCAAAGGATTCCCACATGGTCCTGACAGCGCAAGGAAACACTCTGGCTTCCGGTTGTAGATCCTCAAGCATGAAACATTCCACCTTTCATTGAGACTAGGGCAAGTCTAACCCCAAAGACTCAAATAGTGGGGTTATTTTGACCGAAGCTCCGGGCTCCCGAGTGTCCGCATAACACTTCCACGCAGTCACCTTCACAACCTGGCCGTCATCCTCCCACACACCTGCATCAGTGAGAGCATCACAGACACCCCTGACAAGCTTGTCAATGTCCGGAGGTTTGATAGGCCAAGGGCGCTGCTTGACACTAATGGTTGCAGGTCTCTCCAGAAAGAACATCACCTCTAGCTCCACCGGCCCCTGAAGTGGTGAGTGCATCTCATCCAGGATTGCCTCAGAAGCAGCATCAGTGACAGCCTTCCTCCACGCCGGCAGATACTTGGAAGCCTCAATGAAGCGGCCACCCTGCTTAGGTGAGTGTCCTATGAAGCGCTTGGACCCCTGTGGTGCAGGTCTGCCAAAGACTTCAAAAGTTAGGCTCACCTAACCAGTCTACTTGCGTGGTCTAATCAGGTTCAGTAATGCCAGAATCAACAGCAGTGCTGCGCATGCGTAACCGAAACCTGCAAGCAGGCCGTCAGCGTTCTGCGAAAGCAGAAAGTAGAGCACAGCGAGCAAGCTGAGAATCAACGCACCAGACCAGCGCATCAGAAAGGAGCGCTCTCATCAACAGCGCCACCAATGCTGGCTGTCGGCCAAGTCTCCATGATTGCTGCCTCCAAAACCTTGTCCGAAGCAACAGTCACACTCTCAGCACGCACCTTGATGGCGGCGCCTGTAGATCCGTCACGCTTCTGAAAAGTGCTGGTCCCAGTGATGCGGCCTTTCACCGTCACCTGCTTCACACCCTCCAAAGCTGTCCTGCCATCAGTGGTGATGTCATAGGTGGTCTTGTCCACCGTCTCCCACTCGCCCTGATGGTTCTTCTTGCGAACATCAATGGAAACCTTCAACGCGGTCCCCCAGTCGAACGCCTTAACATCATTCAACCAGCCAGTCAACTCAACCTGAGCCTCATTCTTGATCATTGCTTTCCCTCTCTATATGACTTGGATTCGTACAATCATTGTGACCGCAACGCCTGACACCAGGCATCACAGCCCTCCCCTCATCATCACATGGTGTGATGTCATCCGCAAGAAAGTTTCCATGCCAAGGCAGGCACTTACCCTTCTTGGTGTGAACTGTCTGCACCTTCTTAGCCCGGCAAGAAGCGCAAAGAATAGTTTTCTGTCTACTGCCACTGAGTTCCCATTCAAAACCGCAGCGCTCACAGTGGATTGTGGGCATCTAGGACAGCCCGAGCAATCTGAAGCTGTGTTTCTGTGAAGTCATAGCGCCCCACTTTAGCGCGTTTCTTCCGAGGCTTCACCGGTTCAGCAGGGGTGTCTTCAGTTATAGCTTTGGAACTATATTCAAGGCGTGCCAGGAAACGCTCCCGAGCCCAATAGTTCTCAGCCTTCTTAGTGATGATCCGCTTGAGTCGGAGCTGGTCCGGGTGACTAGGGTGCTCATGCGCAAGCTCCTCTAGATCTATGCCAAGCTCATCAGCCCAAAGGTTGTCAGTGTAGGCGCTCACTAAATCTCTCCTAGCTCAAAAACCTGCTGCGACAGTCGCACAGCCATAAGCTCACAATACTTCTCCTCAAGCTCAATGCCAATAACCATCCGCCCAAGATTCCTGGCCGCTAGAAGCGTAGACCCACTACCTCCAAAAGGATCCGCAATAACACCTTCAGGACACCTGGCAATCAGCTTCTCCATCAAACCGACAGGCTTGGGAGTAGGGTGGCCAGCATCCCTCACAGCAGTAGACCTGTGCTCCTCTGTGCTAATGACCGAGCGCATAGGTGGCGAAGTGGAGAGGAAGCCTTTGCCAAGGATGTAAATCTCTTCATCTTGTGTCATGAAAGGAGCGTTGAGTGGTCCCGGCGGTTGCCCTTTCTTGTGCCAGATAAGCCTGTGCTGTGTCTTGACCGGCTTAGGCACTCTCCATGATCCGAAAACTACTGCCGGCTTATCGCCCCACAAGCTGAGCACATCATCCCGAGCATTTCCGTTACTGTCTCCAGCGATACCATCCTTGTGCTTGTCATAGCCCTTATTCACGCCGGTGGTAATACCTTTCCAGGCAATGCCATAAGGAGGGTCAGTGACTAGAACATCAGCCTCCAGCCACGCAGTTACCTCCAGGCAGTCACCATGAAACAGTGTCACCAAGTCATCCTGATAGTAAGGTTTCACAGCCATGCTAGAAACTCCTCAAAAGACTTCAACGCAAACCTAGGACACTCCAACACCGTCACCTCAAAGCCCCTCTTAGAATCGTAGACAGTCTTCTGCGACCACACCGCTGCCGAACTCATAGGCACCATCACAATCCCACCAGTAACCTGCGACACCACAGCAACAGCAACAGGCTTCACAGCTTTCACCGCCCACCCCTCCACCGTATCCACAAACACAGTCTCGTAAGGGTAAGACTCCACACCGGTAAACGCAAAGCTCCGAGACTTCACCTCAAGCGACCTGTCACCATCCAGCAGAATGTCCTTCTCATACCGGGTGAACTGTTCAATCTCAGCCTCACTAGCTGCAACCTTCGTTGGTGTTGCATAAGCAGACTTGCCAGCTTTCATGATCATGTCGGCCACATGGTCAGCCCACTTGTCACC